AATTATAATTTGAGAGGTAATTTTCATAATCTTCTACTTTCTTAATTTTAGTTAAATGTAAGGAAAAACTTTTTCCAATTACCGCACTTTTATAGGGCACAAAATGAAAAGTCTAAACTAATACACAACAAAAAAAGCCAAAAAACCCCATAAATAAACGGTTTTTAAAGTTTTACATTTTATAGCTTATCTAAAATAAAATGTCATTTATCTATGGCTTAATTACTCATTAAATAAACTTTAAATACACTTTTGCAGCATATTAAATGACTGATCTGCCTCTTTATGTACATTATCTACCAAACATACACCGGGAACGCTCAAATAGGGCGTTTTTTTTAGTATTAAAGGCGGCAAGTATTGCGGATTATTAGTAGGAATTACGATTTAGGAACCCGGCATTATAAAAAGCTAAAAAAATTGAAAAAAATCGAGTTAGATTTAGGTTTAGGTATAGGTTTAGGTATAGAAAAACAACATATATTTTTAATACTTAAACTATATATTTATGCAAAAAAGCGGTAAAAATTGTACGAAAATTACAAACTCAATACCCTATTTTTCACAAAATAAAACGAAAAAAACGCCATTTTAAAGGCGTTTTCGTGTGTTTTGTAATATTTTAGGGAGAAAATTTAGAGAATATGCTTTTTTATTTCTTCCATATCAGCTTCTAAATTGTTCATTCTGTCGAAAATTAAAGATGGGTTTGTAAATTCAAATATTAATGCGCCTTTAACTTCCCAAACCTCTCTAATTGTAGATGGTTCTAAATTTATGTTTGGATATGCTCGCCGATCTAAATTATCAGACTTGCAGATCAGATTATTATATTTTTCAATTCTATTTAAACAGCGTTTAACCAAAATACCTTCCTCATCATTGTCCCAATCTTCGTGAACTATAATGTAAACTCTATCATCTTTAATATTTTTATTCCAGTCTTCAACCCACTCACCAATTGCATAACTTTTATTATGAAGTGTTAAATTCATAGACTGACCTTTCACTTCAAATGCTCTGAAGGTTCCATTATTGAGTCCCGGCATTCTGTATGTTGGTAGTTTGCTTATGAATTCCTCTTTATAATAGCCATCTAAATAACCGGCACGTGCTTTTACAGGAACCAAAACTATGTTTTCATTTTCGTGCTTATCAACGGTAACTACTTTTGGTAAATTATATTTTATGATAGGCTCAGAAACTATCATCGGATTTTCGTAGGTTTTATGCATCGGTTCTACTCCGGTGATCAACCAATCTAAACTCAAATTTTCAAACTCGTTTGAAATATCTCGCAAAATGTCAAAAGAAGGTTTCGCATCTTCTTTTTTAAGACGGTTTAGCTTCTCAGGTGAGGAGTAGTGCAACCTTTTTGCTAATCCAGAGACGTTTTTAAGTCCGTATGAATCAATAATTTGCTCTAAACGCGCAAAGAAGTTTGAATTATTTTTCAAATTTGTTTGCATTTTTCAAACTTGTTTGTATATTTGCGTAAATATTTAACGCAAAGGTAGAAACATTATGCAAACCGACAATAAAAAAATTAAAATTTCTATAAGCGATGTTGCAAGAACATTAAACCTTCCTGTTTCAACAGTCTCCTCTATTAAGACGAGAAAGTCTCCAGCAGATAAGTATCAAAAAATATTGGAATGTGAACAAAAATTAATAGAAGGGCTGAAAAAGATTCAGGAGGAAGTTCTAACGGACGAAAAACTTTAAAATTTAGAATTATGAAACCGATTTCAACAACTCACTTAACGATTCTTTCAGGTTGCCTTATCAAATATTGTTATCACATTACAATTTTTGGCAAGTTCAATTTTTTATGGAATTACAGAAACGATTTTAATTTCTAAAAATGGCTTACGAGTTTCACAATAATGTTTTAACCGTTCCGGCTCGAGTTCTCTATGAGGAATTCGACATTATGAGCAAAGCCAATTACAACTGGCATTGCACATCGGGAAAAATCCGCCGCGCACGCGAAGGCAAAGGTCTTGGTAATTATGCGTTGGTGGAATTTGAAACATTACCGGAGCGTTTCCGCGTGGAAGTTGTAAAAGTATTGGGTTATCCACCAAAAAAGCAGGTGCAACATCAGATTTTAAAACATTTCAAAACTGATTACGAAGCGGTTGATTATTTCGCTACCTACAAAATAGATGAATACCGAACATTATCTCCTGAGCATCAGGAACAGTACTGCGCCGATGCCCAAATGCTACACGCTTTGGATATTTATATTAAAGAAATGAAGATGTTTCGCAAGTCGCGAGGCGGTTCCATTACCAAAGTTTGGGACGATGCCGCAAAAGCCGTTTCCGAAGTGAAGGAACAAACCGGTCATAAATTACCGGGAACCTCAAGACGATTGAAGGAAAAACTTGAAGGATTTCAGAAAAACGGTTATGAATATTTGATTTCAGATAAATTCCTTTCTCAGAATGCTGCAAAAATTGTGGATGAAAAACAGGAGGCGGTATTGAGGAAACTTTTAAGACAATACCAATCGTTCGACAACGAGCATATTGCAGCGCAATACAATGTTTTTGCAGATGCAATGGGTTGGGAAGCCATTTCCGCAGGAACTGTTGGAAATTATAAGAAAAAATTTGCGCTTACCGTGGATTCTTTTACCGGTGGTAAAAAAGAGTTCAACAAAAAATACAAAATGCAGATCAAGCGTCGCGCTCCACAACATCCAATGGCTTATTGGACGCTCGATGGTTGGAAAGCGGAACTATTATACCAAAAATTTGAAAACGGTAAAACAACGTATCACAATCGCCTCACGTTGGAAGTTGTTTTGGATGCCGCCACAAAATATCCTGTTGGTTACGCGATTGGTGAACAGGAAAATACAGAACTTATAAAAGCCGCTTTAAGAAACGCTGTACTTCATACCGAGGAATTGTTTGGTTTCAAACACAAAGTGTATCAGATACAGGCGGACAACTATGCTAAAGGAATAATGTTCCCAATTTATAGAGCGGTTGCAAAAAATTTCATTCCAACTACGGTTGGTAATGCACAGGCAAAAATTATTGAGCCCTGGTTCAACACTTTTAATAAAAAATATTGTCGTCCTGAACCAAATTGGAGCGGTTACGGTGTGAAAGCAAAAAACCAACCAAATCAGGATTATTTATCTGCCACAAAAAAACAATTTCCGACAGAGGAGCAGGCATATCAGCAATTATTTACACTCATAGAAAAAGCGCGTGCCGATGCTTTGGAAGATTATAAAGCGGCTTACGAAACTGCTCCTGATGATTTGAAAACCTTATTGAGCGAAACGGATTTTTATAAAAATCTAGGCATTAAAAAACAAAAAACAACCAAACACAGAGGTGTAGGTATTGAATTCGAGATTCACAAAATTGGGTACACTTACGATTCTTTCGACCTCAATTTCAGAAGGCATACAGATTTGGATTGGGAAATATTCTTTGCACCGGAAAATATGAGCCGCGTTTTGGCTCACAATCCGCAGAAGGGTTTGTCATTTATGCTTGAGGAAAAATATGAGCCGGCAATGGATTTATATTCTCAACAATTTGAAGACAAAAACCAACTGAAGCGTGTGCAAACTTTCAACCGATTGGCAATGAATGAAATTATGAATGAATATGCAGAGGACGCCAAAGTTTTGAAAGACGTAATAAACGACATTAAAGAAATTGATCCTACGCTTGATAAAATTTTGCTCACCAACAGCACAGGTCATCACAAAGACGAACGCAACGGCACTAACCAAAAACAGGCGAAAAAAATTGCCGAAAAATCGGAAGCCAAAGAGCAACAAAAGCGTGAAAATGATTGGAACGACGAACACGAGGACTATCTGAAACAAAAAGTAAATCTTAATAAATATTTTGATAATGACTAAAGCAACTAAAGAAAATGTGATGAATGCGCTGGAAGCGTGGATGGATGACAATGGTTTTTCTGCCAATGAATTTGCCACAAAATATAAAATTCCCGCTAACTATATTTCATACATGCGCCGTGGACAATACTTTGTTCCAGTAGATGATAAGGAAGTAACTATTGATGATAAATATTTCAGAATCATAGCTGATGCCATTGGTCTAAATATTTCCGGAAATATAGATTATTGGAAATTCAAACAAACACCACAGGCTTTACAAATGTTCGCCACTTTGGAAGACGCCAAATTGTACGGCTACACCAATATCATCATCGGTGAAACCGGATGCGGAAAAACATACGTTTCCGATGTTTTCATCCGTGAAAATCCAAAGGATAATTTCAAAATTACGGTCGGTTCTATGGACACCATTGTTGACCTTTTGGATAAACTTTGCGACGCACTCAAAATTCCACAAACCCACAGCAAAAGCAGAAAAATATCGTCCATCATAAAGGAACTGCAACGCCTAAGACTGAACGGAAGAAATCCTATTGTAATTTTCGACGAGGCAGAATACATGAAGCAAAGCACATTGTGCAACATCAAAGAATTGCACGACCACCTAAATAAAAAATGCGGACTTGTACTGATTGGAACCGACCAGTTGGATTACAAACTCGACAAACTGAAAAAGAAAAACAGTCCGGGAATGCCACAGTTTTATCGCCGGGTAAAATACGGAATCCGACGATTAAAAAGCATTGATACGCGCTTTAATGAGTTTTTAAATGACATCAAAGACAAAGATTTAAAGAAATTTTTGCAACGCGAATGCGACAATTACGGCGAGCTTCACGATGTGTTGGTTCCGTCGATGCGAGAAGCCGACAGACTTGGCGAACCACTCACAGAAGAGCTTGTACGAAAAGTGTTGAACCTACCAAAATTGAATTAATGGAAGAGGTGATTTTACAAAGTTTGGACTTGCTGATTTTAGCCACTAATGATTATGCAACCGTATTAGAGCAGAACTTGCCCAAACAAAATGCAAAATAGCAAATTCCGAAAAAATACAACAAAAAATAAAAGTGTTAGATGCCGCAGGCGAAAGACTAGATAAAGTATTGAAATTGAAATGAACAAAGCCCTCTCCTCATCAGACCTGTTAGCAAAAAAATATGAGCTCTTTGACTTTACCGGCGAATTTTTGGAAGCGTTTTCCAAACCGGAAACCTCCGGGACTTGGTTTATCTACGGAAACTCCACCAACGGAAAAACAAGTTTCCCGCTACAACTGATAAAAGAGATTGCCAACCACAAGCGAGTACTTTATAACTCATTGGAAGAAGGCGCAGCACACACCATGCAGGAGGCGTGGATTACAAATAAAATGCAGGATTGCAAGAAAAAGGTTCAAGTCATTTGCGAAAGTATGGAGGAACTGGATGCACGGTTAGAAAAAAGGCAAAGCGCAGATGTAGTAGTAATAGACACTTGGCAATATACGATGATGACCTTCAACGATTATTTGAAACTCAAAAAAAAATATCCAAAAAAGTTGTTCATCTACAACAGCCAGTGCGAAGGAAAAAACCCGATCGGAAAAGCCGCACTCCGAGTAATGTACGATGCGAGTTTGAAAATTTGGGTAGAAGGTTTCAAAGCCTTTAGCAAAGGAAGATATATAGGCAGAAATGGCGGTGAATATGTTATTTGGGAAGAAGGCGCACTAAAATATTGGGGAACAGACTAAACTAAAAAAAATGAAAAGATACACCGACGAAAATCGCACCGTTGCACAGGAAGTTCTCGCTTTAGACAGCATTTATAAATTTTTGAATGTGGCTGAAAGAATCTCGCTTCACAACGGACAAAAATACACCGACAATATTTGGAATTACGCCAATTGGATTATGAGCCACGATTGGAACTCGCCATTCATGAAATACCCGGAATTCGATAAAGACCAACTTTATTTTGAAGACCACAACGGCGATTTAAGACCGCTCACAGAATATCCGGAAACCTATCCGCAAGTAACGGAATCAATTTTAAAATTATAGATATGAGTAAAAGAAAACTTTTTAGAATGCACATAACGATTGGAAGGAAACCCGATCATGTTAGAAAGATTAGATATAGAAGTTTTGGTTTAAACTTTTTGATTTTCGCAGCAAATTATAAAGATGCGATGGAAAGTGCGGAGGAGTATTTCAATGAAATAAGAAAAGATGATGATGTTTATTTAAAAAGTAACACCGGGACCGAAATTAAATATGACGCACTTTTTCAAAGCAAAAAATTAAAAAATGAGTGAATTCTTCCCACCCACAGAACAGGAACTCGACCAAATGATTTTGGAGGTTCAGCAGAAAATGAACGATGCAGAAAATCAGCAGGAATACGACCAACTGCACGACAAGCTGAAAGAATTGAGAGAACAGAAACGACAATTAACCATTAAAAATAACATCCTATGAAAATAGAAGACTTGCTTAAAAAATCCGTGCAGGATTTGTCACCGGAAGAGCTTCAACAGGTGATGCAGTACCAACAGAAAAAACAGCGTGAAGCCAAAGAAAAAGAGCGAAAAGAATATGAAGCCGGAAAAGATTTAGACATGGCGGTAATGTGCGAAACCGCACAGGAGGCAAGCAAAATTTTGGAACGGCTGAAAAGCATGGCGCACCAAAAATTGGAGGCGCACCACCAAAAGCTCAACGAATACGGCGACATCCGCACCAATTCAAAAGGCGGTTATACTTTGGTTTCCACTGATAAAAAATTGAAAATCAAACGCCGTAGAGACACCCAACCCATTTGGGATGAAAGAAGTACGAAAGCCTTGGAATTAATCCACGCCTTCCTGAATGATTTTGTGAAAAAGCGTGACCAGAAAATGTTTGAAATCCTGATGGGTTTCTTGGTGAAAAACAAAAAAGGCGATTTGGAATACTCGTCTGTAATGAACCTGCTGCAACATGAAGACAAGTTCGATGATTCACGTTGGAAGGAAGGGCTTCACCTTATTAAAGAATCTTACAGCAGCCTCTTAAAAGGATGGCAGTACGATTTTGAGATTTTGGACCAGGAAAGCGGCAAATATCAAAAGTTGGAACTTAATTTCTCTGCGCTGTAATGGAAGCTTTGCTATTGATCGGCGTATTCGGTTTAGGGATAATTATCGGCGTTTTCCTTACCGTGATCATGATTGGAATTGCCGACGGATTTATGGGTGATTGATTGACAGCCGGAAAGACGGCGGTTCTCCGTAAAAATTACCGTAATCAGTCGGGAAAAGGTTTTGAGAAGGTTCGAATCCTTCCGGAGAAACAAAAGAAGTATAACGGTTCACGGCTTGGCGTCAGTGCGGCGGAGAAGTTCCGAAAGTTCTACAAAGACTGAAAGTCGAAAGAAGCAATCGGCTTGAATTTGAAAAATTCAATGCCGCATTGCGCCAAACTGATGTTATGTGATGTAGTTTTTTTAGCGTTGGCAAATTGGCTTGAAAAGCCAAAACTTAAACAGAAAATTTATGAAAAAATATAATTTGATTTATGTGGATTGTCCTTGGAAACAAAAAGCAGGTAGGAAACTTTCTGATTACCGAGTTGAAAACGGAAAACAGATTTGGAATAGCGATACTGTAATTTCTGACGATTTGCCTTATGATACAATGACGGTTGATGAAATTGCAAATTTGGATGTAAAATCAATTTCCGAAAAAAATGCATTTCTTTTCTTTTGGGTAACCAATAAACACCTTTTTAACGCTCAAAAAATTATTGAAAGTTGGGGATTTCGCTATGTTGCCTGTATCACTTGGAAAAAGAAAAGAATGGGCGGTGGTTTAGGCGGTGTTGTTAGAATAACTTCTGAATTTTTAATGTTCTGCAGACGAGGAAATTTGAAAGCGTTGGGAAACATTCCCGAAAGTGTTATTGAAGCGAAAAGACCTTATGTAAATGGTTTCCCTTGTCATTCTAAAAAACCTGAAATATTCAGAGAATTAATTGAAAGTATAACACCTGCAGGAAACAAGTTAGAAATGTTTGCAAGACACGAAACTGAAGGTTGGGATGTTTTTGGAAACGAGGTTAAAAACAGCATAAAGATAAAAAATAAAGAAATGGCGAAAAATTATTGCTTATAACGGCAAAGCATCTTGCGAGGCGTGGCTTGATTGCTCGCAAGTGCTACTAAAACAAAACTAAACATTCCACCACGTCTTGCAAATGCAGTGTTATCTGTAGCCGAAAATTATAAAAAATGAAAATAAAACGCATAGAATATGAAATTGAACCAATAAACGATTTTTTTAGAATAGTCATTTTTGAAGAAGAAAACAAATTTAAAATTGGCTTATCATTCATTGGGAATTTTGGCACTGATTCTTTTTTAATATTTAAAAATCTAATAGTTGGTGCAATGGGTTATATGGCAAATAAAGAAGATGTTGATAGGTCAGCATTAAGGTTTGATAGTTTTGAAGAATGTAAAATATATTTAGAAAATATAACGATTAAAAAGTTTAAAAAAGAATTTACAAAAGGTGAAATTAAAGAAAGTAAATTCTTAATAGCACAGCGTTTTTAATCGGTTACAGATAACGTTCCGAAGATTGGCGAAGGTGCGACAATTCAGGCACTGAATTTCGAGCCGAAGCCTTTCAGTAGCACTTTTGCCAATCTTATGTTATCTACAGTTTTTTAAATATTATAAAATGGAATTATCAATAATAGAACAAGAAAAAGTTGAGAAGGTTACCTCATTGGTTCAACCTTTTGACAAATTAGAATATGACCAAATTAAAGGAGCAATCCTTTCAAATAAAGACGATTTGTTATCTTATTGGTATTGTCAGAATGATAAGTGTATGGAATTAGGAATGAAAGAATTAAGAAAATCATTGCCAAAACACACTCGTTTAAAAAGAGAATATTCTTGTAATGATGGCGACCACGATTCATTTGAGGTTTGCGAACAATGCGGAAAGCCTTTAAATAAATATTTGACTTGGTTAGATGACGAATTAAAATATTTAGAAGAAGAAATATTGACAATCGAAGATGTTCAAGATGAATATAACGCATTTAGAATTGTGGGGATGCTTCAATCTTCTTTTTGGTCGCAAGATAAATTCAACGCTGAAAATGTGCGAGTTCGATTCTTTCAATTAGTTGAAAAGTTAGCAACATTGTTGGGAGAAAAATTGTAGATAACGTTAAAAGGCTTTGCGATGCCGTGCCTAAAGAAAACGAAAATTAATACTAACAAAAAACTAAATTAATATGAAAAATAGTCCAATTGAAACATTCAAGCACGGTATTGCAAAACCTGTGTTATAAGCTGGCTGCGGTTGGTTAGCACAAAACTTAAATTGGAACACGAAACCTTTTTTAATTAAAATATATAAAGCCTTGGAAAAAGAAAAAATAAAAATATTGAACTTGTATTGTGGCATTGGTGGGAACCGAGAGCTTTGGGGCGATGAATACGAAATTACAGCCGTTGAAATAAATGCTAAAGTTGCTGCTGAATATCAAAGACGATACCCAAATGATATTGTAATTGTAGCCGATGCACACGAATACTTATTGCACAATTACAAGCGGTTTAATATCATTTGGAGTTCGCCACCTTGCCCTACTCATAGCAGAACAAATTACTTTACTCAAGTAATAAGAAAAGTACCTACATACCCCGATATGAAATTGTGGCAAGAGATAATATTCTTAAACCAATTTTTTAAAGGGCTTTGGATGGTTGAAAATGTGATACCGTTTTACGAACCTTTTTTGCCACAATATACTAAAATTGGTAGGCATTTTATCTGGAGTAACTTTAAGATACCCGTAATTGAAATGCCAAAGAACGAAATAGGAACAATGATGAAGCAATATGTAGGAACTGGAAAACACGCTCACGATAAAAGTTTAGAAGATAGAAACGCTGTTAATTCGGAGTTAGGACTTCACGTTCTTAATTGTGCACTTGGAAAAATTTTAATTAAAAAAGATTATGAGCAAGTCGGTCTATTCGGAGACCTTCCGTAGCAGCTTGCTTATAACGGCTTTGTATTGCCGATGGTGGCACAACTAAAAAATTAACTTCAAAATATAAACAAAAATGACAACAAAAAACGAAACCCCAAAGAATAACTTCAATGCCACTATTGGCAATACTGTGTTATCGGCTGTTTCTGATGGCAAATCTTTCGACGAGAAGATGGCGGAATTATGTGAAGAATGTGAACCGAAATTATGGGGAAAAAAATATCCCAAATTTATTCCACGAGTTTGTAAGAAAAAACTTGGAGACGGCAAGCAATTGATTTGGTTTCAAACTTTAGACCAAAGACCTTATTGGTGGTGGGTTTTGATAGACAGCAAAACAAATGTTAGCAGTGATGATTTTGACAATTTAGAAATCTACAATTTGATAGAGGATGAATTTGGCGCAATTCCAGACGAGGGGGACGAAGATTATGATGAAAAAGTTCATTCAGATCTTATGGATTGTTATCCAATGATTGTACCTCATGACGGAATTACGTGGGGAAAACAGGAGTTGTTTAGAAATAGCAGATAACGAGCCGAGCATTGGCGAAGTGCAGACTAAGGATGCCGAACCTGAAAGGTTCAAATCCGTGGCAAACTAAGCCAAATGCGACAACTAAAACCTAATCTCTGCATTTTGCCAATGCTGTGTTATAAGCAGTAATTTTTTCAAAGCGATGGCAAAAGAATAATTTGGAAAATTATAAAATATGAATAAAAATGATTTAAAAAAAGGATTAAAATGAGATACAAAAATTTATTTGGCGAAACAATCGCTACAGAATTATCAGATTTAAAATGGGGTGAATTTCGTTGCACAAATTGCAATAAAATTATTACCGAAAAAGATGTTATTTCGAATGATAAAAATCAAAGAATTACAACAAATTCAATTAATTTTTGTAGCACTAAATGCCGCTCGGAAAATCGTTTAACGTATGATAGGAACGTAAGAATTGGCTGAAAAATTATTGCTTATAACTCCCAAATATACGAAACTATTAAAATAAATTGAAAATCAATATTTTATGAAATCAAAAGTTCAAAATACTGAACACTGTCAAGTAAGAACTGTCAAGTACAATGACAGAGATTACCGAGTTCAAAAAGACAGGAATGGTTTTGAGTACATCAAGGTTTCGGAGGATGGGAAGAGAAAAATAATTGCAATTTCCAAATTAGAACCGGACGACGAGGTTTTCAACTATATTTTCAATTACGGTTTTCGTGACAGACCAGATTCAAGATTAGATGCGCTTGCAAGAGAGCGGATTTATGAAAAACCAAAAAAACAATTTATGATTTCAATTTATGTAAAGCTCAAATCGGGTGAATCAAAAACTTGTGAAATTCCGGCTTCGGAAAACGCCCAGGATTGGATATTGAAAAATAGAATGGATTATGAGTATTACAAATATTCTAAATAATATACAGATATGGCAACAATTAACGACTTAAAAGAATTATTTGCAGACGGAAGCCCAGTTTCCGTTGCATTAGAGATTAACGGTTTTACAGGTTTTCGCACCACCAGTTTAGAAGAATTAACGGCGGATGAAATTAACCGGCTGTTTGAAATTCACCGCCCAAAACCAAAGGACTTGGACGCTGAATTCAACGCCTTTAAAATAGAGGTCATTCGCAAAGCGTGGAAAAGTAAAATTATTGCATTAGCCGAGAAAGTTCATGTAAAAGAATTGGGCTCCGAGCACTACCACCAATTCAATAACTGGATGTTGACGCGTTCCAAATTCAAAAAACATTTGGAGGCACACTCTATTGATGAAATGAAGCAGCTGCATCAACAGCTTCACGCATTACAGGACAACAACCGCCGCAGCGCACAAAATCCCATGACAGAAGCGTGGTGGAAAAAAGGTGCGGCAATTAAAAATTGCAACTAAAATGAGGCTAAAAAAATTAGTTCAGATTCAGGAAAAATCTGGTCGTCCTGTTATAAGGTTATCTTTAAAAAGAGGAGTTTTTACCATTACAAAACCCGCGGTGCGAAAACTAAAAATTTCCGACAAAACAGAGTTTTTGGAAATCTTTAATGACGAGGACGATGAAAAAAACTTTTTCATCTGCGGCGCATCATCGGGCTTTAAAATTCGTGATGACAAAAAACTTGCGGGCTGTATGTTTCTCAACAGCTCCTTCCTGAAAAATGAATTGAAAAGAATTTTTAAAATACAGGAAATGACCGCAATTTTTGTTGTGGGTAGCGAAATTGAGTATAACGGGCAAATAATCTACCCACTTATTTATGATAAAAAATGAAAGTTCTGCTCACTTTAGACAACAGTAAACTATTGGTTCTGAACAACGCCATGCAAATATTGGACACGTTGCTTCTAAGCAACCAACCGAGACCGTTAAAAAGTGCGGTAAGTATTTGTATCGAGCTTAGAACAGAACTACTCCAAAAAGCCGTAAAAACGCGCCAAAAAGATAAAAGTTTCATCATCAAACTACCCTATTACAAAGCCGATGCGCTGTGGCGGTTTTTAACCGATTTTGAAATTTATTTCCCTGCGAGCTTTGGAGTCTATGAGCAAAATACCTGTCTGAAAATTACCAATGAATTACATCAACAATTATGAGAACCTTTATCGCTAAAAACTTTAAAACCGGTCTAAAAATAACCTTTCAATATAATTTAAAAGGCGTTTTACAGGTATTGGAATTTGACGGTGATTGGAGGGCAGAAAAAGTGGAAAAAATGAAATACATTTTTCCCGCAAGTTTAGAAAAAATGCTTTTTGAGCTGCAGAACCAAAAACCCGGAATGACTTGGATTTTCGTAGAAGTTACCGAAGTTAATTTTGATGCTTTTTACAGAGCATACCCCCGCCACGTCGGGAGACGTGAGCAAACTGAAAAGATGTGGAACAAACTTGGCAAAACCGACCAATTGGAAGCCATCCTCTACATCGAAGAATTAAAAAAATTAAAAAGCGACGGCACGGCGTTTCCGTATCCGGCGACCTACTTAAACCAAAAATTTTGGAGATAATGGAGATTATAGGATATGACATAAAAGGGCACTCCATTTATGGCAAAAGCGAATCAAAAAACAAAAATAAACCAAAAGACATGAACACCCTAAAATTAAACGGCTTCGAATATAACAAAGAAGAGATTTTGGAAGCGTTGCGCAAAAAAGGTTACCTGCTGTTGGAAGCGGAATTTTTCTTTCAGGATGAAACCTTTCCCAATGGATATGAAACTTTTCGACGCACCGAAAAATGCGCCGTGAAAGGTGCGGAAATGCCGGAAGAGAAAAACATTTGGTATAATGTGGCGATCCGCGAGTTTCAGAAAAAATTTACAAAACCGCCGCTGATTTAAATCAATTTCGGTTCAACTAAATTTTAGCCGGTGAAATTCCGGCTTTTTCTTATCTTTAAACAATTATTAAAATTTTATGTTATGAAAACAAATTTAACTCCTGAGCAATTAGAAAAAAGAACGAGAATTAATAAGAAAATATTGCTTTATGGCTTGCCCCCAATTGTGGTTCTATTTACCATATTGATGTTCTTGCCAGGTGATGAATCCCACGAAAAACAAAAAGCCGAAAAAGTTGAAGCCGTAAATAACGATTTTACTTCAGAAGCGTTTATTGTATCACAAAAATTTGTAAAAACTCAATTGAATTATCCTGCTGAATCCGATTTTGATTTCCTGCCGAAATTGACTGAAAAAAAATCAGACAGTGTATATAATGTTGTTGGCGGTTTAACGGCGAAAAATGCTTTTGGTGTAAAAAGTGAAATTCAATATTTTGCAACATTGCAATATTTGGGAGGTGATCCGTTAAAAACCGAAAGTTGGAAAGTAATTGAAATCACTTACTAATCTCCATCTTGCATAAATAAAACCAATCCCCTACTTTTGCAATAAACATGGGAAGAAAAGAGCGGTTACGGCAAAGAAATGAAAGAGTGAGAGAGTATTTCTCGCAACTCGAAAAAAAGCATCCGCAATGGAAGCTCTCCGCACTTTTGGAGGAAACGGCAAAGCAGTTCCCACCAATATCTTCCACCACGGTTTCCGCCATCTTAAAACAGCGAGGTATTTATCAGTAATCTAAAAAGCGTTTCAATTGTTTTGAAGCGCTTTTTAATATTATTTTTCCTGCCACTTTTTTAAATTTTCTTCAACCTGCTTTACTTCCTCTTCGGTGAGTGAAATTCGGTAGGAAATTTCTTCGTTAAAAATTCGTCCGGTCTTTCCTGGATTATTTTCAAACTCAATTTTCAGCTGGTCACCTCCCGAAACCGTTCCGGTTGGCTCGTCATCAGTTTGCTCCACATAGCATCTGCAACCCCAATCATTCGGCGGCATCCAATTATTCCAAAATGGATCATCAAGAGGTTTAACAATTCCGTCCATCACTTGATGTTCCGGACGCACACGATCATCGCCAATGGTGCAATACCTCAAATTAGGATACAAATCTTTGTTACGTTGATAATCTTTCCATTTTGCGGCACTTTGAGCGTTTGCAACGGTTTGATGATACTCGGTTTCCAGCCAACGTGAATTATAGTCTCCGGAAACCTTCATCGCCTCTTTTTTAAATTCAGACCACGGAACGAATTTGCCGTCTTTCGTCATCAAATCTTCCAAGTCCTTACGGAACGCAGTCTCTTTGAAAGCGGAAAATTCGGCGATACTGAACTTTAAGGAATTGGCGAGTTCCGAACTGTCCTCTAAAATTGCGGGCGTGAAAACCTTATCAATTCCACCTGAAAGTTTTTCATAATAGTAGGTCCACAATTTTTCCCGATTGGCTTCGGAAACATTTTTTTCATTGAAAAGTTCGGTGAGATAATCTTCAACAAGCCGACTTAAACTAAAATCCGCAGTAAGTTTTATTGGTTCGTGATTGCAACACTTACTGCGGAAGTTCAATTCAAGCCGGCTTACGGCTTTTTTCCCTGTTCAAATTCTGTTTTGGTATTATTAGGCATCGACTCAATTTCAGCGCCATAAACATCCTCTAAATAGGACTGTTTTAAAACATAACCGTTTCGCAAAAGTTCACCGTCGATTAAAATCTGATCTTTCGGGTTTTTGGTTTCGGAAACTTTAATCTTAAATCCTTCCGGGATGTTGTAACCGTTTCCGCGCATCAGCGGAACGAGTTTATCATTCAAAATGGCAAGCAACTTTTTTTCGTCCGCCAAAATAACTTCGCCTAAAGTATTTTCGTGAACTCCTCCCTGTGCTTTTGAACTTCCATTGTCGGTGGTCATTGTTTGGTGCAAAATGAGTTTAGAAAGTTCTTTGTTCAGCTCCTGTAATTTTTGGAAAAATACATTGAAGGCGTCGCCTTTGGAATTTTCTTTAATATCAATCTCGGTTCCAATAGGAAAAACGGCATAGGGCGCGCTTCCCATTTCTTCCAACCATCCCGCAACTTCTTTTTTAACGGTTTCATTTTGAGAGGCGATTTTGGCGATTCTAATTGGAACACCAAACAGTTCCTCAAACTCATCCCAAGAACCCCACGAATGGCGTTTTAAAATGGTGTAAGGCGCGGCTTTTTCTAAAAGTCCTATACGGTCATACATCTGAACCTCGCAAAGCTCGAAAGGAAATTCATTATAATTCAGTCCGGTTTGCTGACCTGCGTCTGTGAAAATCATTGAGAGTTCCGGAACCACAGAATGGCGACGAACTTCCTCCACCTCTGTAAAGCCGTTCTTGTCAGTTTCTTTGAAAAACACAACACCTGTTCCGTAGTATGTTGACTTGTGAGCGATTTCAATAAAATTTTCAAACCACGATTTATCTTTTATAAACTCGGTCAATTCATCGTTTTTCTTGCCTTCTTTGTCCACGAAAATAAAATCTTTGTTAGTGGTTCTTAGTGTGCGGTTTTCGGTGATTCCGTGCAAATGTGCGTCCATCAACACGTCATCGTATAAGTCCTGCATAAGGAAATTGCGCGGCATTGTTTGGCTGTAGCGCGATGCTCTTGCCTGTTGCCAATGGATGATTTCTTTGCGCCACAATGTTCTTGCACGCTTCAAAGAATCTACCATAAATTTGGTGACTTTCTCCACGTTTTGAACGTTGTTTTTTCCTAACTTAATGGAACTCTTAAAAAGATTTCCGCTGATATCGGTGGTAGTTTGATGGAATTTCATAATTTTTTACTGTCTAAAAATTTGGTCTAAATGCCTATTTATTTTTTTTATTACTTGCTCATCTAAATATTTGGAGTCGTTACCTATAAATTGGCGTTTGGGTAGTTTGTCTGTTCCCTCGTTATGGAATTTCATATACCCCTTATAAAAGAAGAAAATAACCCCTAATTTAGTTCGGCGAGTTCTAAATGAGTTTTTTAATTTGTCACCACCGGTATTGTGTCCAACTAAAATGGCTCTGCCAATATTTTCTCTTCCAAATTTGGTAAGTTCGCCATTTCTTTTCCTTGTTAAATCTCTACCTTTTCTGTCGGTGGTTTTTCTCGGTTTCCATTTAGAAAGTCCGTTATCATTATATCCTTGATCTCGAAAATTTTTATTAACGAAATTCACACCCTCCACTTCAAGAGCGCCCAAAGCAATTTCAGGTAGTTTCTCCGCCAATTGGTCGAGTTTTCGCTGTAAGTCTATTAAATCTGCCATTACCAGTGATTGCCATAAGTTCTGCGGCTGCCTAATTTCATAAATGGAACTTCTGAGTCGGGAACTCCATCGCCGTCTGTATCTTCCAAAAGTGGCGGAAGATTTGCCTTTCTTTTTCCGGAAGAAATATCTTCAAGCCACTTCATGGCTTCGTTATATTCGTCTTCGTTAAGGTTCTGCGGTTTCCTGCGCTTCAAAAGTTTGTACCAAACCAAATCCTTTAGGTAATTGAGAACCGTCAAACTGCGGTCGTTTCCTTCCTTGGAAAAGATTTTTTCCGCATCGTAATAGCTGCCGATATTGGTTTTAATTAAGTCCGTCATTTCTGCGATAATCGTTTCCACGATTTGGGTGTCGGTTCCCAAAACGATTTCCACAAAATCGGAAGGTGCAACGGTTTTTAATTCGTCTTTCGTTAAAAATGCCATCTTTTATGGTTTTTGAAATTGAATGTTTTTTGTTAGAATATCTCGGTGCCAATTTTCTATAAATCATCGTTGAAAAACTTTGGCGATAGCTGAACATTCCCGCCATTCCCTGCTCTACGGTTTCATCTTCAAACTGCTCCAATGCGGTGAACTGTTCACCACGAAGGAACTGTAATTTATCTGCGATTTCATCGAGCAAATCCATTTCGGTGAGTCCGCCGTTATGGTCTTTGGTTCCCGCGTGCTGTTCGTTCCAACCGTCACGGCAATAAAAGACAATATCCACCGTGGAATCTCCACGTTGGTTTTGCTCAACCATCGTTTCCCAAGTGATTTTGTTAATGCGTATTAAAGCAGCCACAAAAAGATTTGGAAATTGTTCGCTTTCAAATTGGTTCCGGTGCAGGTCGATTAATTCAAGCTGCGGAATTTCCTGAAGGCGTTCCTTAATTTTTATGAAAAGTTCTTTGCGTGGTGTCATACTCTTTGATTTCTTGATTTGCTTCTTTTTCCGATGGTTGGTTTTGTGCCTTCGCTTTCCTGGTCACTGAAACCGAAATACAATTGTGAAAGCGTTATCGCCCTCTCCAAAGTATCGGGCGCGTCATCATTAGCGTTCGTCCCTTTCTCGAAGGACAAAATTTGATTCATAAAATTGTCATAATCAGTTCCGCTCAATTGGTCACTCCAATACAGAATTTTTCTAAATAGTGCGTTGGTAATTCCTGCGGCAATTCTGTTGTGTTTGTCTCCTTCCTGATGCATCGGCATTGGTATGTTAGGACACTTATTATCATTTGCCGCCTGTAGAATGATTGGAGTATAAACCGCCTGTTGCGCCGCGGTTGCATCAAAGAAGCCCATCATATTGTAACCTTTTGCTAAATATTTTTTGAACCATTTTGCGCGCGTTTCCATCGCTGAATTTATCTCGCACCTTTGGCAAAAAACTTCCAAAACAAAAAGTTTCATTCCTTTCACTCCAAGCAAAACACCCGCTTTATAGTCACCGGTTCCGGTATAGGATAAATCCCAATGGTCAAGAAGGCCGTCAAAAACTTCATTTTCCGCAATGGGTGTTTTTACAATATCTTTTGCTTTGAAAAGTTTCCCTTCCTCAATCGGATTGTTGTAGTCTTCACGTTGCGAGGTGTAGTAATCGGTTTCGCTGTTGATTTCAATTACATCTTCCCTGGTCATTCGCTCATCCCAACTTGGATTAAAATCGTCGTCGGATAAATTCACCGTGTGAACATGCAAATGTGTGCTGTCCTTCTTTTTGTTCAGGATATAGTCATTAATTCCATCCTTTACAATGTAGTTGTTAGGAATAATTAAGCGACCGCGTTTAAAGTGGAACCCCTTCATTAAATCGCCTACAATTTTATCGCCGTACTTCCGCACCATATCCTTATTTTTTGCTTGGTCACGGTCTTCCACATCATCCAAACTTGCAAAATCGGGACGGTTTCCGCCAATTCTCAAACCTCTAAATGGTTGGTTTAAACCAAGTGCTTTAAAGGTTTTCCCATCTAATGTTTCAAAGTGTCCGTCGCTCCAGGTTCCGTAACTCATCTGTGTTCCAAAATCTTTGATGAAAAGATTGTTGCTTTCCAAATGCGCCTGCAAATCCGAAAGTAAAATTTTTGAAAGTCCTTCGTTCTTGCCGATAATCAAACCGAAATTCACCTCATTATTTTGCTTCAAATGGCACAGGTTTCCAACATTGGTGTGAATAGATTTTGCCGCACCTCGGAACCAACGCCGGAACTGAATAATTTTAGGATCACGGAAAACACGCTCATAACTTTCTTGGTGGAATTTTGCACTCGGCGCATCCGCCAAACTCATTCCCGAATCCACACCAAAATAATAATCGAAAAACTTGATATAATTTTCAGGTTTTAAAAGCCATTTAATCCGGTCTTCCTGTTCAGATGCGGATTCTTTCACCAACTTTCCTGCGGTGATTTCATTGATGTATTTTGAGAGCTCAAAATATCGCTCTTTGGCGGCTTTCAGTTCGGTTTTAGTCATTCTGCAAAAGTTCTGAAACGTAATTATCAAAATGCGGTCGAATGGTCTTCAATACCTGCAAAAGAGTTTCTCTTTTCTTTCCGGTAGATTTTCCCGCCTGTTCCAACATATAGGATGAGAAATTATCAATACTCTCCATCGTATAAACCGCAATTTTCTTGCTGTCGGTAATTCGGTCGAACGCCGCAACAATCTTTGAGATATCGTCGGCTTTATACGGAAGTTCCTCACCGCGTTCAACAGCCAACGCCATTTTTAAAGTAAGTTTTCGAATGTTCGACGGCTTCAAAGAAGCGAGGTCTTTCTCATCTTCCCAATTTCCTTCGTCGCGCCACTTTCCTAAAGTTTTCAAACCAATTCCAATGATTTCAGAAATATTGGAAATGGTAAAACCCTTCACAAAAAGTTCCTTTCCCTGCGATTTTTTATAATCGGATTCCGATGCGGTAAGTCTTGCCATTATTCTTTATATTTTGCGTCCACGTTTAATTTTCCTTCACCGGTGAAGCTGATATTTTTCACCGCCATACCGTCATATTCAAGATTCTTTTTTGCTTCGATTAAAAAATCCATTGCGTCTTCAGAATTCAACATATTTTCAATTCCGGCACCGAGTTCCGGGAATTGTTTGTACTCGCCTTTATTGGCGATAAGAATATGTTTGGTGTGTTGCGAGGTGCTTTCACCGATGGCAAAATCACCATTTTTGGTTTCGAGATCGTCGCTGAAAATAAAATCCTGCATTTTTTCTTAAATCTTCTCGCAAAATTCCATTAATAAAGACTTTAATAAAATTTAGCAATTATTCATTGCGGTAAAATCTGTGTACAACACAAAAAAAACTGCAAAGAAAAATCACCAAATTTTTTAAGTGACCGATGAAACCCAATTTTGTAACCACTTTAAGCACGAACGAACAGGAAATTAGCATGACACACAAATTTGTAATCAATACCGAAAATGTAAATGCTTATGGATACCGCATTTTGACTGATGGTGTAGATTATTCGCAGTATATGCGAAACCCTGTTGTCTTATTCATGCATGAAAGATTTTTACCGGAAAACCGGGGCGATGAAGTTATTGGCAAAACGGTGAGCTTATCCAAAGAAGGAAACAACTTGGTCGCTGAAATCGAATTTCACGAAAACAATGAGTTTGCTCAAAAGATTGCAAAAAAGGTTGAAGATGGAATATTGAGAATGGCTTCCATGTATGCGGAAAAAATAGACAGTTCCACAGCTCCTGAAGACATCCTTCCTGGACAAACTTATGCAACCGTAAAAAAATGCAAACTCGTTGAAATCTCTATCGTGGATATTGGAGGAAACGACGATGCCTTGAAACTTTCTAAAGGTAATGAGAACGAACAAATTCTCGAAAAAATTAACACAAAACCAACTAAAATAATGAATCAATTTAAAGTTATCGCACTTGCACTGGGTAAAAGTGCAGACAGCGACGAAGCGGCAACTTTAGCCGCAGTAAATGAGCTGAAACTCGCAAAAGAAACTGCCGAGAACGAAGCTAAGGAGTGGAAAGATAAATTCATTCAACTACAAAAAACCGAAGCCGAAAACTTGGTGGAAAAAGCTGTGAAACTTGGTTTGGTAAACGAAGCTTTAAAATCTGCACAGGTGACTGACCTATTGTCAGATTTTGACGCTAAAAAAGTAGTTCTCGCCAAATTGATTGAGGACAAAGAAAAAGAGTTGGAAAAAACCGGAAAAACAAAAACCGTTGCAACCGCAGTACAATTGGCAAAAGGTGCAACCGTAACCGAAGGTGAAGACGGAAAAGAAAGCTTCGACTATCTGCAAAAGCACAATGCTTTGGAACTGAAAAGAATTCAGGAGGAAGAGCCCGAAAAATATGCAAAGTTGGCTAAAGAATATGCAGCCGGTGTAAGATATACCGCAAAGTAATTCAAAGCGATTTCAGGAACATTTAAACAATAATTAAAATTTCATTCAATACTAAAATTATGAAAAAGAGAATTTCTCTAATGGCTTTGTCCATTAACATTTTACTCGCCTTTCTTTTCTCCCTGGCTGCGGCTCCGATGCTGAATGCTTCACCGGTTGCAATGACGGTCGGAATCGTGGCGACTTATTCGGCGGTAACTTATTTTGCTCCAATTTCAAACGGAATTTTGCAAGCAGGTTTACAAAAGGAGCTTTGGATTGCGGATTTAAAAGAACAGCCGCTACCGGACACCTCCTTTATTAATCAGTCGCAGGATTTTTCGGGTTTCGTGAATAACAATACTTTACATTTAGCGGAAGCCGGCGTTGATCCTGATGTGCATCTGAATTATTTCAGTCAGAATGCTGACGAATTACCGATTCAGGCGATTGATGATATTCCACACGAAGTGTTATTGCAAATTTGGTCAACAAGCCAAACCAAGCATAACAACTTGTTGGAAGCGGAATTGGCTTATGACAAAAGAGCATCGGTTTTGAACCGTCACAGAAACGCACTTGCAAAAAATATGGCTGCAAGAACTGCTTACGCTTGGGCGGCTGCAACCAACGATGCCAATAACAAAATTTTGAATTTAGGCGCAACCGATTCTGTGATTGATGGTATTATCGACATGCAGGCATTTTTCAGAGATTTGGATTTGGACATGAGTAATATGAATATCATTCTGAATGCTCAACACGCCGCAAGAGTGAGAAAAGAAGATGCGAAATTGTACAAAGAAATTTCATCTGAAAAAGGTGCAAGCATCTACGACTTTAAAGTGTTCTTTTATTCAAAAACTCCATATTACACTGCGGCAGGCGTGAAAAAACCTTTCGGTTCAACTGTGGACGGCACGGATAAAAAATCTTCAATCATTTGGAGTTCCGAAGAGGTTTTCAGATGCACAGGTGACGTGGAAGTTTACGCAACTTTAGGTCACTCCGGTTGGCAAGCGGATTTGTTCTCAATGGGACAAAGAGCGCTTAACGGAAAAATCCGAAGCAACGCGCCAAAATTCTTTGGAGCAATTCTTTAAAATAAATTTTGTCTCAGGTTGGGCTTTCCGGTAATAATCGGGAGCCCAAAAGACAAAGGTTTTAATCCAAAAAAAGTTACAAAATGTCTGATAAAGCAAAAAAATATTTAGAGGCGAATCCTGAAGTAAAAGAAGTTTTTCAAACTTCGGACGGCTTTCTCTTCACTAAAAAATACGACGCACAGGAACACGCTAATTCTTTGAACGCCGACTCGCCTGTGGTGGAAACTTACACCCAAGGCGAGGAAACAGCTAAAGAGCCAACCAAGAAAGATGATGGTAAAAAACCAACTCCAAACGAATTGAAAGCCATCAAAGAAAAAGCGGTTGCAGATTACAGCGAATTATTCGGAACTGCACCGGATCCAAAACTTTCAGCGGTTAAAATTCAAGAATTGATTGACGCTAAAATTGCGGAAGTTGCAAAAGCGCCCGAAGGAACAGGAACTGAAACGGCAAAAGAAGGCGAAGGCGAATAATGAGAGCAATAAAATACTTAGCCGTGCATTGCACCGCCACGCAACCGAGCGCGACAGTTTCGAGCATCCAAAAATATTGGAAGCAAAATCTTGGGTGGAAGAATCCCGGCTATCATTTTATCATTAAAGCCGACGGCGAAATTGTGAATCTTTTGCCGATTGAGCAAGTTTCAAACGGCGTTGCGGGTTACAATTCACAGATCATCAACATTTCCTACATCGGCGGAATTGACGCCGCAGGAAAACCAAAGGATACAAGAACCGACGCACAAAAGCAGTCGCTTCTAAAAATCCTGAAGGAATTAAAAAAACAGTTTCCAACTGCGAAAATACAAGGTCACCGCGATTTCCCTAATGTGAAAAAAGCGTGTCCAAGTTTCGACGCCAAAAAGGAATATTCAGCATTATGAAAAAGTTTCTCACGTACATATCTGTATTACTTTTTTTCATTGGTTTTGCGGTTTCTTGCGGAGGCAGGAAATCCGCGGAACCCGTGATTGTGGAACGCACAAAAACCATTACGGAAAAAGTACACGACACGATTTTCAAAGTAGAAAAAGATAGTGCATTTTATCAGTCTTTTGTTGAGTGTAGAGACGGAAAGCCTTTCATAGTGAAAGATTCTATTATTTACAAAGAAGGAAAAAACGTCACTACAACGGTTTATTTGAAAGACAATAAACTTTCGGTGGACTGCAACCAAAAAGCGTTGGAGCTCTTCAAAACTTGGAAATCGCAATACGTGAGGGAAACTGTTCCGCAGGTTGTTTTTAAAGACAAAATAATTGAGGTTGCAAAACCTTTGAAATGGTGGCAAAAAGCACTGATGTGGACGGGCGGAATTAGTTTTCTGACTTTCGTTTTAGGAATGCTTTACACAATATTTAAACCTAAATTTTTATAAAAATAATGGGCTTACCAAAAATTAAATTTTTCATCGCAACCGCAGGTTTGATGTTTGCCACGGCAGACATTCAGAAAGTTCCGGGATTGGTGATTACAGGAAATACCGTTGCTGGTAAAATTACACTCGGCGAAAGCAAACAGCTTTTCTCTTTGGAAGAGGCGGAAAACGCAGGTATTACCGAAGCTGCAAATCCTTTTGCCTACAAGCATCTGAAAGCATTCTACAACTATGCGGGAAACGGTGCGGAACTTTGGGTGATGTTGGTTTCCGACGCAACCACCGTTACCGATATGGCAGACAAAGCGGAAAGTTATGCCGCAAAATTATTGAACGATTCCGGCGGTAGAATTCGCGTTCTTGGAATGCTTAAAAAATCAACCGGAACAGTTACCGTAACCAACGGCGTTGATGCAGATTTAACCACCGCCGTTCCAAATGCTCAAGCTTTGGCGGATGAATTTGCAGAAAAATATTATCCTGTGCGAGTTATCCTTTCGGGGAATGATTTCAATGGAAATATTGCGGATTTAAAAGATTATGCAACCACAGATTTTAACAGAGTTGCGGTTCTTATCGCCAACACAGACGGTTCAAAAGAGGCTTCAATTGGCTTAGCTTTAGGTCGCATCGCTTCCATTCCTGTTCAGCGAAATATCGGAAGAGTAAAAGACGGAGCGGTGGAAAGTTTGAACGCCTATTATACCAATGGTGCCGTAGTGGGATCGCTATTGAGCGGTTGGGATGTGATGCACGACAAAGGATACATTTTCCTGCGAAATTTTGTAGGAAAATCGGGCTTCTTTTTCAGCGACGATAATACTTTGACAAAACCGGAAGACGATTTCAAAACGCTTGCAAACGGTTTTGTGATGGATAAGATTGTTTTAATTGCCTATTCAACATTAGTTGAAGAAATGATGGAGGAAATTCCGGTAACGGAATCGGGAACAATCCACCCTGCAATTATCAAATCTTGGCAAAACAATATTGAAAGCAATGTGAATGCTTTGATGACTTCACGCGGTGAATTGTCCAACTTTAAGGCGTTCATTGACGATAAGCAGAATGTTTTAGCAACTAATTTAATGCAGGTAAAACTTTCGCCGCAACCTGTTGGCTATGCTAAAAATATCGACGTTTATATTGGTTTCACCACTGAAATATCATAAGAAATGGCAGAAAAATTTGATACAAAAGAGTTTGGATGGAAAGATATTTCTGTCGCTTACAAAGGAAAAGTCTACGAAGGAATCGAGGAATGCGAGTACAGTAAAAAACAGGCAACTGATTTTCTTTACGGTCGCGGAAACGATCCTCACGATATTGTGGATGGAAACAATGAATATGAAGGAAAGCTTTCGCTTTGGCTTGGAACGATTCACCAAATGGAAGACGACGCTCCGGGTGGTGATATCACCAAATTAAGAGGCGATATTATCGTGGCTTATGCGAATGATTCACTTGCGCCAAGCAGAACCGATATTTTGAAAAACATCAAGTTTTCAGAATTCAAAAAAGGTGGAAAACAAGGCGATAAGTATATGAAGGTAGAACTTCCATTCAAGTACACCAAATTATTGCTTAACCAGTAATATTCATAACATATTTTATAATTGATGCAAAACGCCTGCTCGCTTCGGGCAGGCGTTTCTTTAAAACTTGAAAAATGAAAAAAGTAACAGAAAAACAGATCAGTGAGTGGAAAGAAAAACACGGCGGAGTCTTTCAATTCGACGTGGAAGATAAGACCGCGTTTTTGCGTGAACCAAAAATGAAAGATTTCAAAAGAGCGTTTTCCGCATTACAGGACGATTCGGAAGTGGCATTTGGTGAAGCGATGCTCGGCGCGCTTTGGTTGGACGGAGACAATGAAATCAAAACCAACGACGATTATTTTTTAACCGCAAGAAAAGAACTCACAAAATTATTGAAGTACGATGATGCAGAAATTATTGGTGAGCGTGAAGCAGCCATAAAAATCGGCGAAAATTCTGTACAGGTGAGGGTAATTACCCGCGAAGATTTAAAGATGGCTGAAAAGCGCAATCCTGCACAAAAACCATTCGTCACCCAAGAAATTCTTTTTGATTTGATTAAAAAAGAGCCGGTTTCAGAAGTCTTTAATGATAAGGATAATCCGGAAATCAGATTTCCGCTTTACGGCGCAATTGAAAAACTGCAAAATCGAAAAACGGCACAGTTAAAAAAGTTATAGACGAAGCGGAAATGTTCTATTCCGCTTCGGATATTGAAACCGAAATTACAATTGAGAACGCTAAAGAATACAAAGGCAAATGCGAACTTTCTGAAGAACTTAATATTAGAATTTTCGATGCCTATTTAAAATATTATCTGCGTATCCAGGAACCTGAAAAATTAACCGATGAAGATTGGGCAATTGAACTACAAAATTTAACCTACATCCGACAACAGGAAAAAAAAGCATCTGAAGTTAAATGAACGCCTACGAATTCATATTGAAAATGAAAAACTACGCCTCAAGCGAAATTCAAAGAGTTTCGCAGGAATTGGGTGTGGTGGATCGTAGAGCGGCTCAAGCTTCAGGAAGTCTTGAAACCCTAAACTCAAAAAGTAGCGGTTTGGGCAGAACTTGGAGCGGACTTGTTGGTATTGCAGGCGGTTTATTTGCCGCCGTAAGTGTTTTTGCAGGAGTTCAAGGATTATTCAACATTGGAGTTCAAGCGGAACAGGCGAACGTAAAATTTGAGGTTCTGCTCGGAAGTGTTGACAAAGCCAATAAAATGCTTGGCGAACTTACCACATACGCAGATAAAACGCCGTACTCTTTCAAAGGTTTACAGCAAGGCGCAGAGACGATGCTCGGTTTTGGTGTTGCGGAAGAAAAGATTTTGCCAAATATGAAAATGCTTGGCGATGTGGCGATGGGAAATGATGAAAAGCTGTCAAGTCTTTCATTGGTTTATTCTCAAATTTCTGCAACCGGTAAATTAATGGGGCAGGACTTGCTTCAGCTCATTAATTCCGGGTTCAACCCGTTGCAAATTATTTCGGAGAAAACCGGAATTTCAATGGGCGACCTTAAAAAGAAAATGGAGGCCGGTGCGATTTCTTCTGATATGGTCACGGAAGCGTTCAGAATTGCAACTTCCGAAGGTGGAAGATATTACGGGATGACTGAAAAAATGGCGGAATCTGCGGGCGGAAAATGGTCTACAATGATGGACACCTTTGCCAATGTTTCCAAGGTTGTCGGACTTCGATTTGTGGAGTGGATCAAACCGCTTTTTGATATCGGAACTGCCTTTGCCTCGCAAATTATTCCTTTCGGAAAATGGGTTTATGGTTTTCTTCCAAATATGAACACTTTTGTAACCATCATGCAAATTTTAGGAATCGCGGCTCTCGCTGTAGGCACTTATATGTTGGTAGCAAATGCATCCACCATTGCGTGGTCGGTTTCTCTTGGAATTTTAAACGGTATTATTTGGCTTGTAGAAGCCGCACAATGGGCTTGGAATTTCGCTATGAATATGAATCCAATAGGAATTGTGATTGCACTTGTTGTTGCTTTGGCTGCAACAGTCGTTGTGCTTTGGCAAAAATTCGGTTGGTTCCGGGGTGCGGTTCTTGGCGTTTGGGAAGTTCTGAAGGGTTTGGGTATGGTGATTAAAAATTATGTGATTAACCGTTTTCAGGAAGTTATTTCAGGACTTAGTTCCATTGGTCAAGCCTTTATTGCATTCATTAACGGAGACTATAAAACGGCCTTGGCTTCAGCTAAAAAAGCGGGAAGCGATTTATTGGGATTTGGTTCAAAGGATAAACTTTTAAAGGACGGAAAAGAGGCGTTCTCTTCATTTAATAAAGGCTGGGAAGAGGGAATGAAACCCGCAGCGACACCAAAGAAAACGGTTGTAAAAAGCGAGGAGAAAAAAGCCGGTGGAAATTCAACAAAATCTACCATTTTCGACAGTTTATTAAATGCAGGAGGCGGCGAAGGTTCGGCAGGGAAAGGAGCAAAAGGAAAAGGCGGAAATTTTGCAAAAGATAATAAACCGGATGCGATTGTTTCCGGAGGAAGTAGGCAAACACAAATCAATATCACCATTCAGAAACTTAATGAAAAAATAGAAGTTCACACCACCAACTTGAAAGAAGGCGGTGCAGAAATAGAGCAAAAGATGCAGGAATTTCTGTTGAGAGCCGTAAACAGTGTAAACCAAATGCAGACGACATAATGGATTTTGATATTCAGGAACTCACGGCACGAAGTGTTTTTAAGACAGGAAAGGAAGTTTATGCGCTTAATAAAATTGGAGCGGGTTTATTGCTTGGCAAACCCTATTTTCAGGAATTAGAGGTTTCGTACAAAGGAGAAAAATTTGTTTTTCCAAATGAGCCTTTGATTTCGCTTTCGCTTCAAAAAACAATTGTAGAAACGGCGACAGTTGGGAAAGAAAGGCGCGGAACCGTGAAAGAATACATCTGCACCGAAGATTATGTTTTGAGCATCAAGGGAATTTGTTTTAATCCCGATGCTCCGGAGGAATACCCAACGGAACAGGTCCAGGAACTGCAAAGATTATTTGAAATAAACGATAGTGTGGAAATTTTGGGAAATCCGTTTCTTATTCTGTTCGATATTAAAAACTTGGTTTTCAAATCGATTGATTGGGCAGAAATGGCGGGACAGCAGGGAATTCAGATGTACAGTATTTCCGCAGTTTCGGACACGGATTTTTATGCGGATTTATCAGAACAGGCAAAATTTGTAAACAGTTAGGAATGTTCATTTTAAAGTGCAATATCAAAATCGGCAACTTTATTTTCACATCAATACACGATGTGGAAATTACCAAGTCAACAGAAGATTTGGTGGACACCGCAGTTTTGAAGATGCCGACAAAATTCAAAATCCGTGGAACAGGCGAAGCCAAATATATTGAGGAGGCGATAAAAGCAGGTGACAAAGTGGAAATTACTTTGTCTTATGAGGGCAAGTTTGAAAAATTAGAGTTCGTGGGCTTTGTTTCCAAAGTTTCGCCAAAAATACCGCTCGAAATTCATTGCGAAGATGCGATGTGGCTATTGAGACGAAAAAACATTACCAAAGGTTTTGGTAAAACAACTTTGAAAGAGGTTTTAAATGAGGTTGTAAGCGGCACAGAAATTCTACTATCGGAAAAAGTTCCGGTAATGGCGATTGATAAATTTATTATTCAAAACGCAAACGGAGCTCAAGTCCTGCAAAAATTAAAAGAAGATTTTGCTTTGAGTGTTTATTTGGATGACGACGGAAAACTTTATGCCGGTTTGGAGCAGATGAACAATATCGGTCAAGTTGCGATTTATGATTTGAATTACATGGTGGAAAATAATTTGGAATTCAAAACCGAAGACGAAAAAAAATTAAAAGTCCGCTACACCTACATTGACAGGCAGAACAAAAAAAAGCAGGTGGAAGCTGGAGACAAAGACGGCGAATTGAGAACTTTCCACACCTCAATAATTTCTGATGAAAAAAAACTGAAGGAAATAGCGGAAGCGGAATTGAAAAAAAATAAATATGCGGGTTACGAAGGTTCGGTAAAATCATTTTTAATTCCTTACGCAACGCGTGGAATGGCGGCGGAAATTAGGGATAAAGAACACCCAAACCGACAGGGAAAATATTTTATAAAAAAAGTGGTAACGAGTTTTGGAACAGACGGAGCACGCAGAACCGTGATCATCGCAAATAAATTGTAATGACAGGTAAGCTACAGGAAGCGTTTAAAAATTTAGTCGGTCGAAAGGTGGACACTTTTGCGGCGGAAGTGATTTCTGTGGATAAAAACGAAGGAACGTGCGTTGTAAGCAACGGCGAAATTGAGTTCACAGATGTGGCACTTTCCGCAACCGTTCAAGATGGTGGAAAAAGGTTTTACATTTTTCCGAAAGTTGGGAGTTTTGTGTTGGTTTCGCCAATTGCGGAAGATATTCACAGATTGTATGTAGAGTTTTTCAGCGAGGTTGAAAGTATTGACTTGAAAATTGAAGGCGTGCAAATGCAGATTGATAATTCCGGTTTTCTCCTAAAAAAAGAAAATGAGACTTTGAAAAAGTTGATGGTGGATTTGCTTCAAGAAATTCAAAAGATGAAGTTCACCACCAATGCAGGTCCGACATTGTTATTATTAAACAAGCCGCAGTTTTTGGCTATTGAAAACAGATTTAAACAATTTTTAAAAGATAATTAAATGGCATTAAACCGCGCCCAAATAAAAGCACTCATTAAACAAAAAATTCAGGAGCTTTCAGAAAAAGAAGATCCTGAAAATGACAATGTGGAGCCGCTTGAATTATTCTCGGAATTACTGCTCATCGTCATTGATGAAATTTTGCAGAATGCAACCGTAACAGGTATTTGCGGCGGTGCGGGGAGCGCTTTAACCATGGGAAAAATAACGTAAATGAAAATGCAGGTTTTACACAATCAAAGTTTGTTGGATATCGCAATCCAACACACCGGAAGCGTGGAAAACGCCTTTGCGATTGCGGCAGAAAATGGAATATCAATAAGTGATATAGTTCCCGCAGGAACCGACATTGTAATTTCTTCAGATAACGATAGAAAAGAAATTTTAAGTTATTATCAAGACAAAAAAATAAAACCCGCAACTTCAAGATCGGAGTCGGATGCGGAAATCCGCTACAACAAAGGCATAAAATATTGGGAAATCGGAAACGGATTTAAAGTATCATGAGAACATTAGACGAAATATTTACCGAGATTTTGGAAGAGAAAGCGAAAAACCCCGCTTTGGATTCTTTGAACTCCAACTCAAAGGTTGCGATTTGGCGAAACCTTCTTTGGGTTGTGGCTTTTGCCATCTTCATCCATGAGCAAATTTTTGGAGCCCACACCAAAGAAGTTCAGACGATCATTGATGAAGAAAAGCCCGGAACTCCGAGGTGGTACAGAAACAAGGTTAAAGAATTTCAATATGGATTTCCAATGTTTACCGATGATGACCAATTTGATAATACTGGCTTTACCGGTGAGGAAATCGCGGAATCGAAAATTATAAAATATTGCGCTGTCACAGAATCGGAGACAGAAAGTTTATTGATTATTAAAATCGCAGGTGAGGAAAACGGTAAGCTTTCACAGATTCCGGAGGAAAAAATGGACTCCTTCAAATATTATTTGGAAGAGTTCAATTACGCGGGAGTAAAATATTCGGTTATCAACTACAGGGCGGACAAACTTGTATTGAACTTGAAAATATTCCGAAACGCAAATATTCTTGATGCTTACGGAACCGAGATATTAACAGGAAAAAAACCTGTAGAAATTGCGCTTCAGCAATTTATGAAGGAACTGCCATTTAACGGTGAATTGGTCATTAACCAGCTTATTGACAAGCTGCAAAGAGTAAATGGTGTGATTAATCCGCACCTTGTTTCCGCCTCAACGTCATGGATAAATCCTGATGCCGGAACTTACGGAAATCTGGAAGGTATTGCGGTCGGACACATTCCGGTGAGCGGTTATTACGAAATCGATTGGGAACTTTCAAAAATCACTTATGTTTAAGACGGATTTTAGATCATTGGCTGCCTTGTCTTTTCCCACATTTTTGAGAAAGATAAAAACAACTGCCTTCATCGTCTCGATGGTTGCACCGCTTGAAAGCCTTCATCGTGAGTACAGAATTAACAGGAAAAATAATCTTCTGAAAATTCAATATAACGGACAAACCTGCAAGTTGAGAAGGGCTTTAAACGACCGATTCGACCCGGAACGAAGGATAAAAATTATAAGTTCGATTCGCTTTGAAAGAAAGCACATCTACACCAAAGCGGAACAGCGTACAAAATATTTAGGTAAAATATATTTGCGACAGCGGGCGGATTTTGTAGACACGGGCGTGGACTTTATCGTACAGATTCCGAAGGAACTCGAACCTTATATCGCCGAAATTGAGGCAATGACAAAATATTACAGATTAGCGAGTAAACGCTTTAAAATAGAGATTATATAATGAAAAAATTTAATTACAATCAGGCGGGAGGATTTCCTCTGGAAACCGAGACACTACAGGATCTTCAAGATGCGCTTCTAATTTTTGAGAAATACGCAGCTATGCTAGGAGATTACGCCATCGTTTCCGGTTGTGAAGTACAGGGTTCTACTATCAGTGACGGCGTTGTCGCTATAAAAGGTGAACTATTTGTATTGAAAGGCTCGATCCTTCAGCCGAATGTGATTATCAAAGAATCTACAGCTAATGCACTATTTGAAGACGGCGACAATAAAATCATACAAACGGATAGATTTGTCACTTTTGGTTCAGCCGTGAATCAAGTGCCATGGATTAATTTTAAGCGCGTGAAGGATCTTAATTTAATCGACGAGAAGATTACCACTCACGAAAACAAAAAAAACAATCCTCATCAAGTAACGGCTAAGCAAATTGGATTTAAAAGCGGTTCTATTTATATAGGCGATGTGCAGGGGAAAGATATTGGCTGGAATATTACCAATACAGATTATTCAATCACATTGATAGATAAGACGCCTTCGGCAGCAAACGGTGGAACTGATCTGTATAAGATCATCTTCACTAACGAAAATTTCGGTACAAATTACAAAGTTTTTATAACTCCAGTATTTGCAGGGGAATTTGCAAAAAACACAACCGCTATTTTTTCCGTAACGAACAAGACCTCAAACGGTTTTGAAATAGCAATCCGTGAATTGATTTGGGAAGGTCAGTCCATCACTTTAGATTATTTAATTTTTCAATAATGAGAGTTACAAGTAAAATAGCGATTAAGAATTTTTTTAAGACAGGAAGCGAGCCTACTCAGGAAAACTTTTGGGCACTCATTGATTCGTTTTGGAGTAAGGAGGAAAGACTTGGTGTTTCAGACATAGAAGACTTGGAAAACAGGCTTTCTGAAAAATTAGATTCTTCAGCGCAACAAACAATAATGAACGCGCTACAGACGCAGGAACAGGTGTGGAATCAATTGGTTGCAGCAAATGAGGCTGTTTATAATGACGATAGCTTAACACATGCTCATGATCTATTAAGGTTATACGACTATAAAACTGGCGAAAATGTTAATTATAAAAAAATCAATAGTCCAGATGGAATAATCGCAGATGGTGTTTTGTACAAATTCATCAACAACAATTTGTACAAAAGGCAGGTTTCAAATTTTATCAATTTATCTTGGTTCCAGGCTGAAGGTGACGGAATAACTGATGACACCGCCGCAGTTCAAAGCGCAATCGATATTGCAGTTCGTGAAAAATTAAACCTAATTATTCCCGATGCAGATTATGTGATTTCAAACAATATTGTCGCGAACGGAAGTATTAATATTTATTCAAAAGGCAGATTCTTTCTTAAAAATTCCTCAAACAAATCAATGTTCATCATCGAGAATGCCTCAAGTTGCGTAATCGATGGATTAGTATTGAATGGTAACAGAACAAATCAGGGAGCTTCCAACGGGGCACTTGATTTGGATGAAAACCGTCACGGAATTAAGTTACACCGCTGCAAAAACTTGACAGTACGAAATTGTACCATTCATCACTGTCAGGGTGATGGAATCGGGATTGAGCATGATTTTGTCGGGCAAGCAACCACGGTTAACCTTAATGAGGATATTTTGGTCGAAAACAACACCATATATTCCAACGGTAGAAACGGTGTGTCGGTCGTTCACGGTAGAAATATTAAAATACTAAAAAATAAAATATTTGACCAAAAAGCGTATGTATCCACGCTTGGAAGCGGAGTTGATGTGGAGCCAAATCCGGGACTTGTTGAAACAGAAACTTATATCTGTGAAAATGTGATGATTTCTGACAACCTTATCACAGAAAACAACGAAGGAATTCAAATTTTCAAGGGCAAATACAACAATTCAAACGTAATTAGAAGTTCGATAAAAAACGTTAAGATTTCAAAAAATTCATTTAAAAACAATGTATTTACCGACATTTTAATTTTGGCTATTTTGGGAGATAAAGAAATCATTGTCGATGGGAATACTATTGAAAATTCAGCAAATTTTTCCACCCCTTCACACGCCTATAAATCTAGTATAAGGGTGTCTTATAGCGACGCAAACGTAATTATCTCAAATAACATTGTGAGCGCTGAGACGCCGATTGAAATTGTGAGCTCTAAAAATGTTGGGGTATTTCAAAATTCTTTCAATTTCACAAAATACGCCGTCCACATGCGTACTGATATGTGGGATGAGGATCACCGAAACGTTGAGCTGAATCAAATCAAGAATAACGAATTCACGATCAACAAACCTAAAACCAGCGATGAAGCGGTTTTCTATAAAATGATTGCTGAAACTCAAAATTCCGCAATCAAAAACAACATTATCAGTAATAACGTATTCATTGATTCAAACGCTACCACAGAACTAAATGCCGTAGGGTATGTTTTTGCCAATGGTTCGGGGTGGAACAATATCAATGGCAACATAATCAAAGACAATTATGTTAAGAAAACTGGAGCAGCAAACACAGTGTACATTAACACTCCTACCAACAACGATGTAAATATAGCACTTAGCTAAATATAAAATCATGGCAAACTACTGGAATTATACAAACAAAAACGGCGCCCTCTCTCCGGAATTAGAATTAAACATTTCAAGTTCCGCAGGAGATAAAATATTGGGACACAACATCCTTAACAATCACTATGGCAAGCCATTTATTGTAGGTGGTGATTCAAAGGACGGAATGGTGACAAAGCTTACCTTCGGCTTCAGTTAAAGTGGCGGAAGGTTCTTAGTTTTATCGAATCACGACGATAATGCTATCGCTGTGAGCACCTACCGAACCGAAGAGCAACTAATCGAGTGGAAATCATTTCAGGAATCAAGAAAGGCGGTTCCGGTAATGGATGAACCTATTCAGGTTAGCTCACTTTATTGTAACATTCCAGATAATAACCTACAATTGGAGGTTTGGATTAGCGATGAAAAAAATGAAACTCTACTTCAAACCTTCGAATTGGAAGAGGGTTTGAAACTTATTTCTCTTGATATAGAGAAACTGTTTTGGTTTTATACAGATGTTGAAAGGGGACAAATGTTGGCGGTTGGTAAATATACACTGGATTACTTTCAACCTATTGTTTTGGTTTTAAAAAAGGGTGAAACTATTATTGAGAAAAAATATTTTACAAGTGGTTTTTAGTGCTGACATTCAATCCGAGGTAATTTATAGAACAATGGTCAAAAAAAGAGCACACAGATTATGAAGGATCTTTTGGAAGTTTTTATTACAGTATGGGCAAAATCAATCGATTTGCTTAAAAAACCATTAGGACTTCCTGTTTTGGTGACTATTTTACTTATTACATTTTACTTTTTTGGTAATTCCGAAAGGAAGAACGGTTATGCAACTGCAAAGAAAGACGATAGTATTTTAATTGCAACAAAAACAGGTCAGGTTAAATACCGTGATAATCGAATTATAAAATTAGAGGCGGAACGCGACACTCTTCAAAAGAGGTTAAGAGACTTTGATTGTACGAAAGAGACAGAGAAATGGAATAAATTATTCCAGAATCTTCAAGCTTCCATGATGACAAAAAAAGCTGATGCGGAACGCAGTTTGGAAGTCGAACGCAGAAGAACTGCTGAGATTAACAAAACTTTAAAATCGCTATAAAATGAAAGCATTATTTAAAATCATCGCCTTTGTTCTGCCGATGCTGATGTTTTCGCAGAAAAATGACAGCATCAACCAAGTTGTAAAAATTACGGCAGAAAAAATACTTAAGGAGCGGAAAAGCATTGATTCACTAAAACTTCTAAAAGCAAAAGAGATTGAAAAACAAACCGCACTTTTAAAGAAAATTCGGTTGAAAATAGAGCAATTGAAATCGAGTAAGTCCATTCAGATTGGTGACGATTTCAGCATCGTTCAGGAAGTCGAAGCGCTAAATGCTCTGAAACCAAATAGCGATGTGGTCTTTTGGGAGGAAAGTAGGCGTAAATGGTTAGGTAGGATGATTACAGGAGAAGAAACCAAAATCAGAATGTTTCGCTTTGAAAACGGACGGAAAGTTTATCTAAACTAAATTTCCGAGGAGGAAGGAAATAAAAACGTCCTCCAAAATTAAAAACGTCCTCCAAAATTAAAAACTTTCTCAGGGAATTTAATTAGCACGAAGCCACCATGGAGGACGCAAAGTCTTCTTTGGTGGCTTTGTTGTGTTAATAAATCCCTGAGAGATTACAAATATAAACTAAAATTAAATTATATGTCAAACTTCGCTTACAAAGAGCAACACGCCGTCATAATTAAAGTCGGTACAGAAAAAGAGCAAAAAGAGCTTTTTGAAAAATTAAAAAAAATGGGATTTAAGGATTTAAAAATTGTATCTGTATGAAAATTGAAGTAAAACACACCTGCGAAAATTTTAATGATTTCCGCTCGGAAAAAGTAAAAAGTTTATTTAATGCGGAAAGTGGGCACGAGTGGAGACACGTTGCCGAGCTACCGATCGAGGATGAGGGTTGGCAAATTGGTTTAATAGTAGGCGCATCCGGTTCCGGCAAAACCTCTATCGGGAAAAATATTTGGGAAAAAGGAATTATTAATCTTTCTGAAGGTTGGAATTCTGATTTACCAATTATTGAAGATATTGCGCCCGAAAAGGATATGAACGTGGTTACAAGTGCACTTTCCGCTGTTGGTTTGGGTGATGTTCCGGCGTGGCTTCGACCTTTCAAAGTATTGAGCAATGGCGAACAGTTCCGTGCCGGTTTAGCACGTTTAATTTGTGATGCGCCAGACAAAGTAGTGGTGGATGAATTTACAAGCGTCGTTGATCGCCAAATTGCGAAAATTGGCGCGTCGGCGTTTGCAAAAAGTTGGCGCAAAACAGGAAAGCAGATTGTTTTGCTTTCTTGCCACTATGATATTATTGAGTGGCTTCAACCGGATTGGGTGTATGATACGCGAGTATCGAAAGTAAAAAAAAAGTCCCAAAGCGGCCATCTATCAAACTCGACATTTGGAAGGTCAACGGAGGTTATTGGAAGTTTTTTAAAGAGCATTACTATTTAGATTTAAAGCATCCGCCGTGCGCTGAATATTTTGTTGGAACAGTTAATGGTGAATTGGTTTGCCACGTTGCTGTATGTCCAATGTTTACGGCAAAAGCCTACCGCGCAACTCGATTGGTTGTAATGCCGGAATGGCAAGGTGCAGGCGTTGGAACTACTTTTTTAAATGCAGTAATGCAGTATCATTTGGAAGGAAAAGGAAGGTGTGAAAGAAATTATCACACATTTTTCCACACCTCGCACCCACAATTATGTGGATATCTGCGAAGTTCAAAGAAATGGATTCAAACGAGTGCAAAGCTACACGGCGATAATAAGGCGAGAAGTAATGCATCGTTGATGAGAACTACTAAAGGTTTTCCGGGAGAAAAAGAAAAAGGAAAAATAAAACACGCGGGTGGATATGGTGGACATTTTAGAGCAATTCAAGGATTTAAATATTTAGGTAATGAAAAAGTTTAAAGTTTTTATAAGCGGTCAGAAGTATTTTGGTGAAGAGGTTCTGCGACTTTGCAGGCGATTAGGAATTGATGCTGTTGGTATCTGTTGCCCATTGGATGATAAGTATATTGGAAAATCTGGAAGGCGATGGAACATTCCTGTTGTTCCTGCCGGAACCTTAACCGCTGATAAGATGCCGGAATGCGATTTGGGAATTACGGCGCATTCGTTTGACTATATTGGTAAGAAAACGCGGTATAGCCCGCGTCTTGGCTGGTTAGGATATCACCCAAGTTTATTGCCTCGACATCGTGGGCGGTCTGCAATAGAATGGGCAATCAGAATGAAAGAGCCTATCACAGGCGGCACGGTGTTTTGGCTTAATGCGGGCATTGATCGTGGTGACATTGCCTATCAAGATTGGTGTTGGATTCCTCCGGAATATCACCTGTCCCCACGTAAATCAGCCGGAAAGTTGTGGCGCGATGAATTGTGTCCGATGGGTTTAAAACTTCTTGAAAGAGCATTGCAAGACCTTTTAAAAGGTATTGAAATCCGTATTCCGCAGGATAAAAGATTTAGCACTTTCGAGCCCGACACAAATGTTAGGGATGTTTTCAAACCTGATTTGTTAATGATTGAAGATAAAAGTAAATCCGCAGTGTAGCGGATTTTTTTTATGACATTTCATTTTATTTTTTTGGACTTTTGGTTTTGGCGATTATACTTCGCCGCCGCCGAAAAGA